CGGGGCGGCAGTGTATCTGCTAACCCAATCTGGACTCCTGGCGGACCTCAATCACCGAAACAACGTATGGACGCAACTAAATATGCGAACCAAACAGGTGGTTATGGTACCCCAGCAACACGCGAAACCCCCAAAAACCAGCATGGTATCTCAGGTTCGGTAGAGCATGTAGCTCAACAGCCGAACTTTCGCGGCTCAGACGCTGGTTAAAATATGGCTGTCCTCCCAGATGGGGCCAGCTTTGAAGAGTTCACTGAATATGTTCTGGAACGGCGAGGCAATGTCTCCCTTACAGAACTTCAGGAACTCTACGAACGTAGGCTTCGCCTAAAGTCGATTACGGTATCGACTGGACAAGGCTTCCAGTCCACGTTGCCCTCTGATGAGCAGGGGCTTACTAAGCGTGAACGAGAAGCTAAAGTTTTTGCTGAAGCTAAATCTCAGGGCCGTAACATAGAAAAGATCCCAGAGAAAGTTCAGTTTTAATGCCTAGAAAATCTCGTCAAGAAAAGCTTTCTGATTACATTGAGAAAGTAGACAAATGCGAAAATTGGCGAGATCAGGAAAACTTTGAACGTACTTGGCGTAGGCTAATAGACCTCTACAGGGGCAAGCATTGGCCTTCAACGACTTCCTCTAAACAAGACCTGATTGCTGTAAACTTAGCTTTTTCTACAGTTAATGTTATTGCTCCTTCTGTAGCTGTGAACTATCCAAAGATAGTTGTTCAAGCTACGGATCCTATGGACTCTGCTCGGGCTGCTGTAGTCGAAGGTGTCGCCAACTATATGTGGCGGCACCACGACTTTAGAACTCCTTTCCGTTCTGCTGTTAAAGACTTCCTTGTCATAGGACACGGTTGGCTTAAAGTTGGCTGGAAATTCGTTGAACAAGAACAAGGTCTAACAGACGAACAACGAGAAGAAATGATCGGCTCAGCGATGCTCGAAGCCGATACTTTCGCCATTGAGAACCCTGAAATGGCGGCAGATCTTCCTACAGACGACGATATTATCGCTAGCATTCCTGAATCAGCGATGACAATCGTTGAAGATCAGCCATTCGTTGAAAGGGTTTCGCCTTTCGATGTGTTTGTTGATCCAGCAGCAACCTGCATGGCAGATGCCAAATGGATAGCACAACGAATTGTGCGCCCAGTTGAAGAAGCCCAGAAAGATAAACGCTATAAAGCTTCCGTAAGGAAACGGCTTTCTAGCTCAGTCATAGACACCGAAACGCCAGAATACCATGACGGTAAAGGCGAGTTCGTAGGCGACCAAGTTGTAATCTGGGAGTTCTACGACATTTTGGAAAACACAGTTGGTATATACGCTGACGGTGCAGAAGAATTTCTTGTAGACCCTGTTCCTATGCCTTACGCATATGGACAGCCTTTCGTAATGATACGAAACTACGATGTCCCTGACCATTTCTATCCGATTGGAGATTTAGAGTCCATCGAATCCCTCCAACTGGAACTAGATAAAACTCGTAGCCAGTTGATGAACGATAGAAAGCGTTATGCGCGCAAATATCTTTATCACGAACGCTCATTCGGACCTGAAGGTCGCGAAGCCCTTGAATCTGATGAGGACGGTAGGCTCGTCCCCGTGGTGGACGAAAACAAACCTCTCCAAGAGGTTGTTGTACCGATGCCTCAAATCCCCCTGAGCCCTGAAATATACAACTATTCAAGTATTATTGAAGAAGATATAAATACTGTTTCAGGTATTTCGGAATATGCCAGAGGGGCTATGCCCGAAATACGGAGAACAGCGACAGAAGCTAGCATTATCGCAGATGCTCAGAATGCTAGAGCAGCAGATAAGCTAGCAATAGTCGAGATAGCTATTTCTGATGTGGCTCGTCACGTTATCCAGCTAATGCAGCAGTTTATGACTGGAGAGCATGTAGCTAGGATTACTGCTAGAGGCGGAGAAGATATATTCTTTGAATTTGACCGAGATATGATCTCTGGAGAGTACGATTTCTCGGTTCAAGCAGGCTCTACGCAGCCCATGAACGATACAATACGAAAGCAACAAGCAGTTTCGTTGATGAACGCTGTTGCTCCGCTTGTCGGGGAAGTTATTGACCCGCAAGCGCTTGCTGTTCATGTCCTTGAACAAGGTTTCGGTATTAAAGATCCCGAAAAATTCCTTGTTCAGGCTCCTGGCCCAGAAGTTGCCGCAGAAGAGGGTCAAGTTCCTTCTGAAGGCCCTGTGCCAGGTGGGATGCCGCCAGTACCGCCTGTATCCCCTGATATGGGGGCGGACGGGGCATTTGCCCCCACTGGTGGTGTTCCACCCGAATTACTTTTACAGCTTCAAAACCAGATGGGAATGGAGCTTCCATCCCTGTAGTGGGACATTATGCTACTCTTAGTAGGAGCAACTTTACAGACTCCTAGGAGGGGCTAGTGCCTCAAGAAAATGAAGTAGACCTGGAATCCACTTATGAGGACACTCCAGAAACTTTTGATGACGTTCCACAGGAACCTGGTGAAACCTACATTGTCAAGATTGACGGTGAGGAATCAGAGGTCAGCCTGGAAGAACTTCGAGATGGATACCAGCGTCAAGCGGATTATACCCGCAAAACGCAGGAATTATCGGCTGAACGGGACCGTTTGCGTCAAGCTGAGTCAATCGTTTCCGCTTTGGAGTCAGATCCAAAGGGGACTTTGGAAGCTTTAGGGCGATCTTTTGGTGTAGAAATTGCCAATTCTCAAGATGCTGAGGACTGGGAAGATCTTGATCCAACTGAGCAAAAGCTACGAGAGCTTGAAAAGAAGATTGAGCAGCAGGAACAAGCGCAACGTCAGCAAACCGTTGAACGTGAGGTTACAAATCTTCAAGAGAAATACGGTGAATTTGATGCTAAGGAACTTCTTCGCCACGCTGTGAAGAACGGAATTAGCAATTTAGATGCAGCCTATACTCACTGGAGATTCGGTGATGTTAAAGCTACTGCTGACAAACTTCAGCAGGAGCAAGAAATTACTCAGAAAAAGCGTGATGCGTCTGTGATTACACCTGGAGGGTCAACCCAAGCGGGAACCCAGCAAACCCAGCCTGATACAGCACCATCTAGCATCCGAGAAGCGTTTGAACGGGCAAAACAACAATTAAGCACTTAACCTTTTAGGAGCAAAAAATGGCTGGCAACAGCAATTTTGATGAGATTCTGACAACGACTCTCAATAACTATGTTCCAAAATTAGTAGACAACATTTTTAGTGCTCGCCCATTGTTCTATGCTTTGACAAATGGTCAAACCATGCGAACAGTTTCGGGTGGCGCAAAGATCGTTGTTCCAGTAATTTATGGAACCAACTCAACCGCTGGCTCGTACAGCGGAACCGATACTATTTCTACGACTGCTCAGACAGGCATTTCGGCTGCCGAGTACGACTGGAAACAGTACGCTGCAACTGTAACCATTAACGGTATGGAAGAAGCCAAAAACAACGGCGAAGCTCAAATCATTGACCTTCTCGAAGGCAAAATCTTCCAAACCCAAGAAACCATCATTGAGAACATGAACACCATGTTCTACGCAGATGGCACTGGTAATGGTGGCAAAGACTGGGAAGGCATCGATCACATTGTTGATGGCTCAACCCTTACCGCTAACACACTTGGCGGAATTGACCCAAGTGCTGCAAACAGCGTTAATGAATGGTGGACTTCAGCAGAAACCGCTTCTGGTGGTGTCGCTTCCCTTACCACAGCAATGATGGCGACGTTGTACAATGATGTTTCTGTTGGCAATGACCAACCGACCATCATTATCACGTCCCAACAGGGCTACGAAAAATATGAAAGCTTGCTCACCAGCAACATCCGTTACACGGATACTGACATGGCTGACGCTGGCTTCCAGAACCTCATGTTCAAGGGTGCGCCAATAACATTTGACGCAGCTATTTCGACAGGAACTGTAGCCGCTGGCTCACAGCCTCTCTATATGTTGAACACGAAGTATCTGCAACTTGTACGCCACTCGGATGTTTGGTTCAAGCCGACTCCGTTCGTGCGTCCTACAAACCAGGATGCTGTGTTCTCACAGATCCTTTGCTATGGCAACTTGACCTGTTCAAACAGGGCTCGCCAAGGCAAGCTAACAGGGCTATAAGCTAATAGCTCACAGGTGGTGGGGTGAGGGTTTCGGCCCTCGCCCCACCCAAAAGTTCTGAGGATTCATGGGCAGAGAATTGCAATTAGGGTACGGAAGTAACCGAAGGGTTTATGGGGATCCTGGGGAAGGGTACTCGCAGAGTACTCCTAGAGATAGTTACTTCGGTGGGCGTGGAGTGCGAGCTATAAATGCGGATATTCCGCATGAAGAGCCGCAGCTTCCTTCTTGTCTTGCAATTACTAAAGCTGGTGATCCATGCAAAGCTCGTCCTGCCGAGGGGCAAAGCTTTTGCTCTTTCCATAAGGAGTAGCGGTGAACTTAGGGGAAATGCGTTCCTACATTCAGAGCGTTGTTGAAATTGACAACAGCGACATTTCTGATGATGTGATGAACCGCATGTTGGGGCAAGGCTACGATCAGGTTGTTTACAGCGAGAAACGCTGGCCTTGGTACGAGGTTTCTACAACCTTTTCTACTGTTTCTGGAACTTCGGATTATGCTCTTTCCACGGTGGGAGGAAGTGTCACCAACGGGTTGCGTGAAATAAATGCGTTAAGAACAGACGATCATGTTCTTACGCTCATTGGAAGAGATGCAGGTGACGTTGTTTATCCTTTGGATTCTGCTGGGAATGGCGATAGTTGGTATTGGTCTTACTGGGCCGAAACCGTAAGGTTGTACCCTACCCCGTCCTCTGCTCAAACAATTTATGTTCGGGGATACAAGAACCCTTCAGCATTTGGGGCAGGTTCATTAGATTCTGCGACTCCGAGTGATTTTCCTGAACCGTTTCATCAGGTAATTGCGACCTTTGGGATTGCTCGTGCTTATGAACAGCAAGAAGATCCTGGTATGGCTCGCGAATACCAAAACATTTTTGCTAGGGAGTTAGATAATCTGCGGGCAAGGTATCTTGATGCGCCTGCACCGCAGCCTTTGGTTTTGAATACTGTTTCGACTTCTCGTTGGCGTTCACAAAGTGTTATGCCTGACCGACTTAGGTTTAGTTGGGAGTAACGGATGTCTAAAGCGGAATCCCAGGGCTCTGTTCCACATGGTCAGCGATATAAGCTGACCATGTTAGAGGATTTCAGTGGGGGCTTAAATTTACGTTCGGACCAATTCAATTTAGGTCCTAACGAAAGCCCTAACATGCTTAACGTAGATGTTGACCCTCGTGGCGGCATCAAGATGCGTTTAGGGGTAAATAAACGCAACCCAACTGCTTTGCCTTCTAGGGTAACGGGTTTAGGGCAGTTCACCCCAGATGGGGGAACAGCCCGAGTCATTTGTTCATATGGGACTACCGTTGCGGAATCTTCTGCGAATGATTTCACAACTTTAAGTGGTGTTTCGGTTACTGACGGTAACCGTTTATATGGGCAAACAACTAACGATAAGTTTTATGGGGTTTCGGGAGATGCTGCGTCATTTGTTTACGATGGAACGACTGCTTCAAACCTTGCGTCGAATGTCAACGGTTCAGCAGGAAATTACCCTATAGCTAAATACACTTGTCACTGGAACAACCATGCTTGGGTTGCTCACACCAAAGAAGGTGGCACTGCTTACGCTAACCGTGTGCGTTGGTCACGGATAGATGACCCAGAGACATGGTTTGATTACGATTATGTGGATGTCAACGTGGGGGAACGAGGCGACGAACTTTCTGCTCTTGTACCCTTCGCTGATCGCTTATTAATTTTCAAAACAAACAGCGTTCATGCGCTGTACGGTTTTGATTCTTTGACGTTTCAATTAGTGCCTCTTTCCCAGGATGTGGGTTCTGTGGCAATGTCGTCACCAGTTTCGACTCCTTATGGAGTGTTTTTCTGGTATGACCGTCAAGGCGTATGGATGTATGACGGCGACAAGTTTGTTTGGGTGTTTGAAAAACTCCAACCAGCTATCGACGATGGAAGATTACAGTTCAACAATCCGCCTCAGTTGGCTTGGTTTAAGAACAGGCTTTATGTTTCTGTTGATTGGGATGATTCAGGTGGTGCTGTTACTCATCGCCGTGTTCTAGTTTTTGACCCGACTTTGGGTGCTTGGACTATGACGAATATAGACGCTAATGCGATGATGACGTTTGCGCCTCCTGGCGCTGAACAGGATTTGTTGGCTGCTTGTTATACGAACTCGGGTCGCGTGATCCATTTGGAACAGGATTTGCAAAGCGATTTTTACGGGACGACGACATCGCATATTGATTCTTCTTATACGACAAGTTGGCTCGTTGGGAAGAATCCGATTGTTAAGAAGCGGTGGGGTAAGCCTCGTATTGTGGTGAGTTCTGATGCAACTGTGGCTATGTCTGCAAAGTTGTATACGGATTACGACACTGCGAACTTTAAGAAGTCAATGTCCTTTGGTGTTCAAACGGGGGCTACGTCTGGGGCAACATGGGCTGCTTCGGCAGGCCCAACGGGGGGGACAGGCGTTTATGGTACGAGTACTTGGGCGAGTGAGCCCAATACGGATGTTACGAATATTGAGCGGCTGCCTACTCTTGGGACAGCTAAGGCTATTCAATTAAAGGTAGAAGGTCCTACATCTGTTGATGAGGCTTGGGAAGTGAACGCTATGGCATTTACTTATATTCATAGGAGACTGCGTTAATGGCAACCTTTACCCAGCCGAATACGGCTGTAGCTGGTAGTGCGATCATCGCTAGCGAACATAACTCTAACTGGACTTATTTGAAGAACTGGTTAGAGGGTGTTCCTGGTCAGACCGCTACTTATCCTGGGGTAATTCAGAATACTGGTGGAACAGTTAGCGGCGATTTAGCCGTTACTGGTGGTTTAACTGGTGGGACTCTTACCTGTACGGGAAATGTTTCTCTTGGAGCAACAGACCATCTGTATATAAGTAGCACGCAACATAGCGTTATTGGTTTGAGCACTGGTACTGATATCAATGCTGAAACCGCTGGAAGTTTCTTAAAAGATCTTGCTTATCGAGCAAACTTCTTAAGCTCGGCAGCGCCAGGAGGCGTTGCTGGACCTGGCAATAACACTCACTGGCTTTCTAACGGTGCTGACATAGCTGCTCCTGCGGCTGATGCTGGCAACTACTTGACTGAAGCCCATCGTTATTCGGTGTACTCTCGTCGTGCTGGCGAAGGATACGCTGGGGCGGCGGAAGCCCGACCCGAGTCCGAATACCGTTTAGTTATTAATGGTTCAATGGCGATCCGTGGTGACATTATTGGTTATTCCAGCAAAAACGAGAGCGTGCCTGGAACTTCAAGCGATTACGGGCTGGGTTTAGGTACTCGTATTGATTGTCAATGGTTGAATGTTGGGGCCAACGTAGATATTGCTGGGGAGCTTCGAGTACAAACTGCGTATGACTATGCCCGTATCTATATGGGTAATGACTATTACACGGCTGAAGATTACATCGAGTGGAAAGACACTCTTCCAACAACCAACCTTCCTGGCTTCCAATTTGTTCACAACAGCACCGCTCATTTAACGATTGCCGAATCATCAGGTGTTCTTGATTTGCGTAGTCAATCAGGTTGGCCGACGCTTTCAGGTACTCAGGCAGTTATCACGACCACTGGTTCGCATCAGCTTGGGTTATCTTCTTCGTCGATTCGTTTCAAAGAAGATGTAGAAGATGTTGAGACTGAAGATAATTGGACGAAACTTCGGGCTTTGAAGCCACGTACGTTTCGTTGGAACGAAGAAGTGGCAACTCATTCGGGAATGGATTATGAAACTCAGGTTCCTGAGCTTGGGTTTATTGCTGAGGAAGTACATGAGGCTGCGCCTGACGCAACATTGTACGATGAGAATGGTGACCCGATTGTGTATCGAGAGAAGTCGATGCTTGCGATGCTAGTTAAAGCAGTGCAAGACATTGACGAGCGTTTGGGGGCTCTTGAATAATGGCAACAGGGACCACGTACACCAATGATGTAGGCAGAGGCCAGAACCTCATTTCCTATGCTGACGGTTTCCGTTATCAAGGACAATGGTCGTCTGGTACCTCCTACTCTGTTGGCGATGTTGTTGAATACAACAGCGGTTCCTATGTTGCTCGCACAGCGCATTCTGGTCAAACTCCTTCTGCTGGTAGCAGTTATTGGCAAACAATTTCTGCGCCAGGAGCAGCAGGTGGCCCTGGCCCAGCAGGAGCGGCAGGACCCCAGGGGCCGTCTGGCCCCACGGGTCCAGCAGGCGCAACTGTTCTTAATGGGGTAGGTGATCCTCAAGGAGTTACTGGTCAAGATGGTGACTTCTATTTGAATGTGTCCAATAACTATTTCTTTGGGCCTAAAGCCAATGGCGTTTGGCCTGTTGGGTTTAGTTTGATTGGCCCGAATGGGCCACAGGGTTCAACGGGGCCGACGGGGCCGACGGGGCCGATTGGCCCACCTGGAGGTCCCCCTGGACCAGTAGGCCCCACAGGGCCGACAGGAAGTACGGGTCCAGCAGGTCAAGCTTCTGGGCTTGTCAATGGTGGCATCCCAGCGTCTAATTCTAATGGAGATTATGGAGGCGTCACACCTATTGACGCAGGAGGGCCAACGTAGTGCCTATTCAGATTCAATTTCGTAGAGGAACCTACGCTCAATGGGTTGCTGCTGATCCTGTCTTAGCTGACGGCGAAATGGCAATCCAAACTGACGCTGGTGGTGGCGAACAAGCCATGACCTTAAAGATAGGTGACGGTACTACGGCTTGGAGTTCGCTGGCTTACGGCGGGCTACGAGGTCCTACGGGGCCGACAGGTCCTCATGGAACTTCTGTCAATAACCTTGACGGTGGCGAAGCGGCAACTAACTATGGAGGCATCGGAGCTACGGCTACTGGTGGAAACGCACAAGGAATATAAATGGCTGTACAAATACAACTTCGACGGGACTCCAGCACGAACTGGACCTCTGCTAACCCTACGCTCGCTCTTGGTGAGCTTGGGTTAGAAACTGATGGATACAAGTATAAGATCGGTGACGGCGCTACTGCGTGGAACTCTTTGGGTTACGCAGAGCTAGCTGGTACCGACGTATTCACGATTAATGAGCAGACAGGTACCGCTTATACGTTGGTCGCTTCGGACGCTGGCAAGCTCATTAAGATGACGAACGCTGCGGCGAACACCTTAACGGTGCCGCCAAGTTCGAGCGTCAACTATGATATTGGTACAACAATCAATGTTGTCCAATATGGGGCAGGTCAAACAACTTTGACTGCTGGTGCTGGTGTAACCATCTACTCGTACAACAGTGCGTTGGCTATTACTGGTCAGTACGGTCAAGCTGTTTTGACTAAGTGTGCTGCTGATCTTTGGATTGCGGCAGGGCTTCTGAGCTAATGGCTGGTACAACGACTGCTGCTAGGGCTGGTTGGGGGATTATTGCTTCTTCGGAAGCAATGAACCCCGAAACTCAAAGTAATTATTTGAACCACACTAACGGCGCTTCGGGTTCTTTCTCAATTTCAAATATTCCGACTACGGACTGGCGAGATCTAGAAATTTATTTCCATAAAGGCAATCAAAGTACTTGGACTGCTCAATGGAATTTCTGGTGGAACAACAACACTAGCCTTAGTAACTCCTCTTATTGGTATCGGGGTCACTCAAATGGGGCTAGCTATAACTACAACTCTCAGACTTCTTCTTATATGTATCCTTCTGGTTACTCCCAGTACGGCCATTTCTGTCGCATATATGTCGCTAACTATTCCAGCAACACGAACAATAAGGCTTGGTGGTCACAGGGTTCATACACGAATGGAGTTGCTACAAGCTACGGAACCATACAGTTCAATTCGGGAGTACTGAATACTGTTGATCCTATTACTTCGTTTCATACACAAGATCCGTGGGGCAACGGCAGTAGCTCTTACCAGTGGTGGCAGATAGTTGGTCGAGGAGTTAAAGAATAATGGCCCTTAAAAGCAAGTTTTATGAACTTGGTCATGTTTCGACTGGTTCATCTGACACGGTTCAGCATTTAACTATTGAGGGTTTGAGTACTGATTACGCCATGTTTTCAATCGTGTTCAGCGGTGCACTTAAAATGCCTACCACTGACGAAAGTTCTCTTAACTATTCGTGGCAGTATGGTCCAACTGTTGAAATGCAAGGCGCTTGGACTGGTGGACCGAATGCTTCCGCTGCGAAGTATCGAAGCATGATGGTCGAGTGGATGCCAACTAACGGAATCTCCTCATTCCGATTAGGTAACGGTCGCGAATCATACGTTACGACTAGTTACGGCTGCTTCCCTAGATGGTATTACATCACTTCTGCCTGGGATTTCAGTGAACGAATGGTGATGGAAGGTACTTGTATTCTTCCTGGGGATGACAGCATGAAAGTTATCGCTTGGAACGGCGGTGGAGTTCAGCCTGGTAGCCCAAGCATGTTTAGTAACTATGGCATATCTCGTTGGATGGCTTACACCAAACTTGATTGCCAACTTGCCGCTTCTGCCCCAACTTCGATAGGTCCAATGGACAGTATTCGCATTGGCGCAGGAACAACCACAAATGGTAACGCTTTTACTTTCCAACCGTATTCCAACCTCAGTGTTTATGGCATGGGCTGGACCGACCAGCACAGTAGCTAAAGGAATGAATTGATATGGCAAATCAAAATTGGGTTTTAACAGCACAAACGCATGTTCCTTATTCAAACCCTGTGAACCAAATTCAGTTCAGTGGCATACTTTCCCAAACTGCGACAGATGATAACGGTGGAACAACATCTTTGAACGCCTCGAACGCTCCTGTTGCCAGATTATTTTGTAAATACACGATTCACACTTCCAGTACTCTTTCCAACAGTCACGCCTATTCATATCTGTATTCAACGAGTTCACATGATTACGCCCAGGAATGGTGTGGCCCAAATCAAATTGGCACCGCGTATTCCAGCCAGGTTAGCTCAGGTACTAGTAACGCAAGCTATTACACGACTGGTAGCTACTTCGGTAATGGCGCTATGAAAAACCAGTACAGCAATTATGCGTGGGGTGCTCAAATAACTGATGCCGCAGGCCAAACTGTTGAACCTTATGACAGGCGCAGGCAGGGTGTGAACGTAGGGTGTTGGGAGTGGGGGACTAACGGAAACTTTTACCCAGTTCATCAACACTGGACTATATGTTGCACCGACGGCACTTCGGACGGTAGCGCAGCTACTAGTAACAACGAGTGGGGGGCTTACGAAACAGGTTCTGGCGGACAAAATAATTCTTACAGCACAGACAGTTTTTATTGGTATTGCACTTACAACGTCAGTGGCACTTGGCTCTTGTATCGCTCTACTAACGGGAATCTCCAAGCAAATGAATAAGGAAACATTATGAGTTTAAGAGAGCCGCCAATGATGGCAGCTATTTTTGATTGCGAAACTGGTGAGCAAACTATTCGTGAGTTCACCGAAGAAGAATATGCTGATTTCGATGAGCGACAAAAAATAGCTGTTCAAAACGATGAAATAGAACAACAAAAACGTGCTGATGCTGCTGCTGGTCGCCAAAAGCTGTTCGATCTTGGTTTAACTGAAGCTGAGGTTAATGCTCTTGTAGGACCTCCACCTCTTGAAGGTGCTCCAGATGTTGAGGCACCTGATCCAGCATGAGTGCTGACGTAGGTATCGAAGAAGTTATTGCTTCTTTGAGTGAGCGTGGCAAGATGGAATGGGAACTCGCTTTGATGCGAGTTCACATTGCCAATCTTGAAGCGGCTCAATGTTCGTGTGACTGCGAT